ATTTGATTACTCCTGAAGATGCGATAAGGAGCTATCAGATATGAAAGAAACAATTATATATGCAACAGACGTCTACAATAAAGATAAAACTAAAGAGGTATGCATTAATATCTTACAGCGAGATGAAGAATGCCTGACGGATTTCCAAAGAATTGAAATCACTGATGACAATGCTTTGGACTTGTGCGTTGAGCTTTTAAATATTTTACAAAGACATAAAGGAAATTAGTTATGACCTTGCAATTCGCTATGTTTCAGGAGAAATCTGATTGGGTTCCACCTACGGAGTTACCTGATTTATCTAGCGCAAAAGAAATAGCAATCGACCTTGAAACAAAAGATCCTAATATAAAATCGTTGGGACCAGGTTGGCCTCGAAAAGACGGCTATATCATAGGATTTGCAGTAGCCACTTCTTTTTGGAGTGGCTATTTACCTATCAAACATGAAGGTGGAGGTAATTTAGATGCCAACATCGTCAAAAGATTTATACAAGAAGTACTTACACTTCCATGCCCAAAAATAATGCATAACGCACAATATGATCTTGGATGGTTAAAATCTGAGGGTTTCAAAGTGAATGGTAAAATCATCGATACGATGGTAGTTGCGTCACTTCTTGATGAGAATAGGTTTAGTTATAGTTTAAATGCCGTAGCATTCGATTACATAGAGAAAATCAAGTCTGAAAAAGGTTTGGAACAAGCAGCTCGTGAGTTTGGCTTAGACCCAAAGGCGGATATGTGGCAAATGCCTCCCATGTTTGTTGGACCTTATGCTACCGCTGACGCAGAAATTACGTTAGAAGTCTGGGAATGTTTTAAAAATCTCATTACAAAAGAAAATTTAAAAACTGTATTTGAGTTGGAGCGAGATTTGCTCCCTTGCTTAGTCGATATGACTTATCGTGGTATACGCATCGATCTTGATAGAGTAGAGCAGACAAGTCAGTATATTCGTAAAAAAGAAATACAGGCTGTTAAAAAGATTAAAGATTTATGTGGGTTTGAGCCAGAGATATGGGCAGCTCAATCACTTGCCAAGGCATTCGATAAGCTTAGTATACCATACCCAAAGACCGAAAAAAACGCTCCATCCTTCACAAAAAACTTTCTACAAACCACGGATCACGAGCTTGCTAAAAGTATTTTACAAGCACGAGAATACAATAAGACCAATGGCACATTCATTAACGGACTTTTGAAGTATGTTGATGATAAAGGACGCATTCACGGACACATAAACCAAATTCGTTCGGATGATGGTGGTACAGTTTCTGGGCGAATCAGTATGAACAATCCAAATTTACAGCAAATTCCAGCACGGCACGAGGAACTTGGCCCAATGATTCGTTCTGTATTTTTGCCTGAAGAGGGAGAAAAGTGGGCTTCCATTGATTACTCGCAACAAGAACCACGAATACTTGTTCATTTTGCTTCTGCCTTACAAGGTGGGAAAAGTGGTAGAATCATGAAGGGTGTGGATGATTTTGTAAATGGATATGTCAATGATCCTGACATGGATTTTCATTCAATGGTTGCTGAAATGGCAGATATACCCAGAAAATCGGCAAAAGTTTTAAATTTAGCCTTGATGTATGGGATGGGAGTGGCAAAAATGTCGAATCAGCTAGATTGTTCGTTAGAAGAAGCAAAAGAACTTACCTCACAATATCATGATAGAGTGCCTTTTGTGAAAAAAACTATGGATATTGTCTCTCAAACACTTCAAGACAATAAGAGAAATGGTTTTATTGTTTCAATTCTTGGCAGAAAACTCAGGTTTAACCTATTTGAACCAAGTAGTTTTGGAGTGCATAAAGCAATGCCGTATGAAGAGGCTAGAGCACACTATGGAGATCACACTTCTTTGAAACGTGCTTACACTTATAAAGCTTTGAATAGATTAATTCAGGCAAGCGCCGCTGACATGACCAAAAAAGCTATGTCTGATTTATATAATGAACATAAGATTATTCCATTATTACAGATACATGATGAACTTGCTATAAGCGTTAAGGACGAAAGTCAGGCAAAAGGTATTGCCAAAATAATGGAAAATACTGTAGAATTGAAAGTACCAATGAAAACCGACCTTGAAATCGGTCAGAGTTGGGGTGAAGCGAAGTAAGTTTTATCATAAATTCTCCAAATTGGGTGGTTTTTTAAGTCACCCTGACCCCTGATTGCTAGGCATTAACTACGTCAGGGGTTTTTTTTGCTTGAATGTATAAGATAAATGTTATATATTCTTATTAATAAATAATTGGAGATGAAAATGGATCTAACTAAATGGAAGTCTATTTTAGTGCCTGTAGAGGTTTATGAAGGTATTAAACAGATTGCAAAACTTGAACAGCGAACCATTGGTGGACAGTTAAAGATTATGTTTGAGTCGTTTTGCAAGTCTGAAGGCTATCAAATAACAAAAAAATAATTAATAAATTAATAGACATATTCTTTTCGTTTTTTTAAACTTAAAAATCAAATTATTTATATTTGGAGAGAGTTATGAACGAATTACCTAATCGCAGACCGTGTATAACTTCTGACTTAGGAATGGGTATATCAGTTACTGTAAGTTATCACCCTGAATCTAATCAACCCGTGGAAGTATTCTTATCTAGTCGGGGGAAAGCTTCTGACAATGATATGCAGAACGTTTTGTACAATCTAGGTGTTGAGGCATCTTCTTTGATGCACAAAGAGAACCCTTTTAACAAAAATGATGAGGAGAAATCAGATGGACGCAGCTAGCGAAATGACTCCTGAAGACTTTAAAAGAGAAATAAAACTTTTAACAGATAAATTAATTAACTTCTCTCCAAAAAAGAATCATTCAATGTCTAAAGCTAAAAATGCAAGAGAGTTAGGTGCGTTAAGAAAAAACTTGTCAACTAAACGAATGTTGTCAGGACAATTAAAATACGTGAACAAAAGTTAATCGTTTATCCACGTTAAAACTGTATCGCGATCTGTTCTTTCCCAAATAAACCAAGCAAATGCCATTTTGCCAGACCCATACCATGCTTCGTCATGATCTCCGCGAATCATCGTCAACCTTTTGCTATATACCATTACCTTTGAAGGACGTTTGCGTGTAAAAATCTTCTCGTGTCGGCCTTGTCCTTCCAAAAATGCCAATCGTAACAACATAGCAAACCCATTGAAATGTTCTTCCTGATCCATAAAATCAAGACATTTCGTAACAAACTCATTAGCCAGTTTGTAAGGCGGATTAGTCACGACCCACGGTGCTTCTATCTTTGTCTCCATTAGAAAGTCTATGCCCGACTGACCGTAGCCTCTGTCTACCAAATCGGTGCTCAAGACCCTCATATCATAGTCTTTTTCTAAAATTTTAGAGATTGCACCATCTCCGCAAGCTGGCTCCCACACATCTTTTTCCCAAACATGGGGCGAACCCTGCCTAATGTCGTGATGCTTCATGAAACTATGTGTTGCATAGTCTGGTGTAGGGTAAAAATCGTCTTTTTCTCTGCTCATGATACAACAATATATAATAAATTTTATACATTCAAGCAATTTTGCTTGCAAATAAATAAGACTTATCTTATACCTTAATAAAATGGAGGTGACAATGACTTTAATCTTTACGGATATTGAAAAAAAAGAATTATTAGCAATAATTTATAAAGAAGTTTTGAAAAAATATGCAGAAATTGGGGGTCGCTCTAGAGCCGCTTTTTGGTCAGTTGCTCATTACGTTGGGTATGCAGAAGAAGAGAAAATCAGAAAAACTTGGTATAATCTATATTATAAGAAAAAACATGAAATACTACGAAAAGATAAAAAAGGTGAAGCTGCTACAGAGAGAGGTTTGTGGGATGTGTGGGCTTATTTATATGACCACACAAAACAACCCCCGTTTGCAACGGATGAAAGCACTAAAACACTAATTGCAGAAAATTTAATAATTGATCCAACAGATGTTGATTTTTGGGAAAGGAACAGAAATCATCGTGAAATGATGGAACAAGATGGATATTATGATGATTGATCCTTTAATTTGCATGGCTACGGCTATTTATTTTGAAGCAAGAAGCGAACCTATTATCGGGCAGATTGCCGTTGGAAACGTGGTGATGAACCGTGTGTTTGACCCACGTTACCCTGATGACATTTGTTCTGTAATTAAACAAGGGCCAACATATTCTTGGAAACAAGACTATCCTGTTCGTCACAGATGCCAGTTTAGTTTTTATTGTGATGGTAAAAGCGATATTGCACCTCACAATGAAGTGTGGGAAGTTTCAATAATGGTAGCATATGGAGTAATGGCTTTTAAAACATATGATGTAACAGAGGGAGCAACACATTATCATGCAACTTATGTATATCCTGATTGGGCTGAATCTAAACAAAAAACCGTGCAAATTAACAATCATATCTTCTACAGGTGGAATTACAAGTGAGTAAAAAAAAGCATTCTATAAACTTCTCGACTGAAGATTCCGATTTTACGGTTGGCGTGGATATGGGTTTGGATGTGATGAACCAAATGATGAAGTATATGCATTTAAAAACAATTGAAAATGAACCTGTCGTAACTATTGGAGTGTTAACGGCTATATTTGGGTGCTTGTATGATATGACAGACGATGCCGACATACCAAAGTCCGTGACTCAAGAACCTGTAGATAAATTAATCGAAATCGCGCAATTGCTCGCAAAAGAGAGCGCAACTGTAGAAGGTGTAACAATAAACTAATGAATGAAAATGTAGCAAAAGATATCGTAGATCAAACTTTAAAAAATTCTAAAGATGAAAACTCGTTTATTGATTCTGTCGAGAGGCTTAGTCTTCTGGTGGAAAACAGTTTGCAGTCTATGGTGACTAAACTTGGCAATACTCGTGAAGCAGAAGAATATCGTTCTCTTCTAAGAAACGATTGGGAAAAGGTTTTGCGTGGATATTAATGCTAACCGTTGACAGAATTAAATCAGAAGAAACCTATGATTGGATTCTCAATCGTCATTATGCCAAACGTGTCCCTAATATCACGGATGCGTTTGGCTTATATGACTGTAAAGAACTAATAGGAGTGATTACTTATGGAATTCCACCCTCACCATCTCTTTGTCGGGGCATTTGTGGCGATGATCATTCTCACCTTGTTCTCGAACTAAATCGCGTCTGCCTTCTACGCAATAATAAGAACGAAGCTTCGTTCTTTGTTTCTAAAACTCTGAAGATGGTGCGCAGCCCCCGAATCGTGGTGTCCTATGCAGATACGAGCATGAACCATGTCGGAACAATCTATCAGGCGTGTAACTTTATCTATACAGGTATTTCCGCAAAAAGAAACGAATGGCGCGAAATAGGAACTAATAAACATTCAAAAACTTTGTGTGAGCAAGTGTCCCTAGAAGAACGTATGCGCGAAACAGATAAGTATGAGCACATAGCACGACCCCAGAAACATCGTTACATCTATCTATTAGGTTCTAAGAAGGAAAAGAAAACGTTTAAAAAAGCGTTAAACTATCCAATCGAAGAATATCCGTCTGGCACTTCTAAAAAATACCAGACGGATGATCATGTGATTAAAACACAGTTACGATTGTTTTGACCAATAACCGTAAACACAACGTGTTCCATTTCGAGACGGTAGTCCTCATGGCTACTGGAACTGTTGGCTCAACCTTAAAAAAAGTATTCCGTAAGTGTCTTCGCCATGAGAAGTACCTATATAAAGTATACCATAAGTCGCATACATTTAGTAGTTTTATTTTAAAATGAATAAAAACAATGAGTTAGGGAAATGTTTTACGGGAAACATTCTCGAAAATGTCACCAAAATCGCTCGTTTTGCATTTTGGCGCGAATCGTAAACCCGATTCGTTTAACCCCATAACTTGACTAGAATGATATAAATATAGCTCCATCGTCTTTAAACCGCGAACCAAGATCCATGCCGATGAATTCTGATGCCTTAACATAAAACTTATTTGATGAGGGGAAAGCTTCACGGCAAAACTAGGGCTTGTCTTTAACTCCAGTAAATGAAACACGCCCCACGGGTCAGAATAAAAAATGTCAGGAAAACCAAGACTAACTGTCGTTTCTACCCTAGTTAGATGAGACTTTGATAGATTCTTTTTCTGATATTTCTTCAAATCCTGATATAGCTTCGACTCGGGCCTCTTCGATTTGCTTGGTAGCCTCTCTAGGGGTGATGTTGATAACATTGTCGCCATATGAATTCTTCAATTCCTGTAATGCTTTTTCTACCTCTTCACGGCTCATCGAATCAATAGAACCATGACGGATCTCTGACTTATTGACGTAAATGTTCCCTTGAGCCTGACCTCTTCTGTATTCTGCTTGTACGGCAGCTGAGTACGCTCCGTTCTCCAGAGCAATGTCCCTGATGCGTTGTAAGTCTCTTACGTGCCTCGAAAAGGTGATCCCGAACTTCTCATCTAGCTCCACCTTCTTTTTACGAATTTCAGCGACTACATGGGGACAAATGTTTGGGTTCGTTAACTCATACGCTTTTGCGTGAGCACTTTTTTCAGAATATCCTGCATTTATCGCAGCCTGTCGCTTCGTAATTGTACCATCGTTGTCCACGAGCTGGTCTACAAAACGTTTTTGTTTGTCGGTCAAAGGGCTATTCTCGTTCAAGCCTCTTCCTTTTGGTCTTCCTCTTCCTCTACTAATAGGGGTTTTTTCCGTTTCCATTATCATTCCTAATAAATTTTAAACAATGTTGGTAATTGCTATACTAGTATATATGTATAAATATACAAATGTAACTTTTGTAACTTTTTTGAAAAAACAAATATGTTACAAAATGTCTTTATATTGTTAAATAAATTCAATTACTTATTTAAAGTGTAACTTTTTTCACACATGTTACGCCTTTAAAAAATATTTTTTTATTTTTTTAAATTTTCCCACATAGTATAAGGAGTAGACAAACAAGAAAAAATTGTTTGTTTTCAATATAGTTATGCGTAACTTTTTTGCAAAAAAAATGGTGTAACACTCTGTATAAAAATGTTACACCATTCGTTATGTAGTCAAAAATCAATATCATATTTACATATGATTCGTAGTTAGTCAATCTACTTTATTCTGTACCTCCTTTTGTATTTCTTTTCTGAAAAAGACCCTGTCACCATAAACATATAAATTTTACTAAATAACCAAATCATGCTTCATCCTCCGATAAGTTCACTTCTAGAACCGTTTCATCATTATCTCCGTGAAGAGGATCTTCTTCACATTTTTTAAAGGTACAATAGTTTGCTTCAGCTGCCTCCGCATTGTCAGCTTCTACGAAATAATGTGTATAAGTATAAGATTGTGTTGTTACTTTATAAATCGACATCGTTTTTCTCCTCTTTTTTTTCTATTTCTAAGGATAAAGGATCGTCAGATAAATCAGCAAAAACCCTTTTCTTTGATAGTTCTTCAAAAGTTGCTTTTGATATTTCATGAAAACCTCCACTAGTGTAGGTCATGTCTCCATTCCAATAGATATCTTCATAGTGATCATCCGCATAATCCTTACCATCCTCCCCATACCAAGTTCTAGCAAGAATATCATGAAAATTTCCACCTTGTTCCTCTGTTCCCTCTTTTTTGAACATTATAGTGATCGAACACTCAAATTCACCATGACGCTCGTCAATTTGTCCTAAATAATATTTCATTTTTCCCTCCTTCAATTAGTTAGCCATCCATATTGCTAGTGCTTCTTCTTGTGGCATAGTATTTAAGATATTGTACTTAGGATATTTGGCAATTATGTGTTCAATATCTTGCTTGGTAATTGATTTTACACCCTTGAAACTAAAATATCTGATAGCGTTTGGTTCATCTGATGTTGGATCTGTGAATACAACTTTAGATTTCATATACTTTTTGAAATCCCTCTCTGCCAACCACTTGTTGACTTGTTGAGCACACCATACTTCCATACTCATATCATTCATAGAATCATCCCATTGCATATGATATTGGGGGTGTTCTTCTTTCAACCTTTTTGAAATATTTTCAAACTTCTGGTTTAATTCTTTCCAAGTATTTATGTCACCATTAGGTGTAAATTGATCACATCCACCATGACCCTCATTAGATATATTACCAATTCGTTTGCCATTAAAGTAAACACTAGCCTCATAGCAATGAGTTTCGTGTGACGCGAATTCTGCGTGTTTAAAACCTTTAAGTTTTAATTCATCACCGTTTTTAAATTTAAAATTATACATAACCATTAACTCCTCTATTAAATATATTTGACACGGTATGCGATAAAATGCATATTAGTCAAGTAAATTTAAATGGAGTCAAAAATGAAAGAAAAATATTTAGGTAGATGTGGAGTGGACTCAGGTCAACTTTTATTAACAGATCCTTGTTACTTGAAGGACTTTAAGAACAATGAGTATGAGGATGAAAGAATTTACGAATGGTATGAAGAACATATCCCAAAAATGCTACATAAGCGTACGATGGTCTATCCAAAAGACTTTCAAGATTATAATGAGCCAATTCAAATGATAGAACTCCCTCCTGTTTTTAGGACTATGAATGAAATGATTGCGGAGGGTCATTTTAAATTAAAAAAATCAAACAAACCTAAA